CACCAGTTTGTTTCCATCCCCCACCTTTGAACCAGTCTCTAAGTGAGTATCCTTTGTCTTTGGCAGATTTTCCATCACGTTTTTCAGATATGATCGATTCTGAAACTCCACCGCCATTAGATCCACCATTAGACCCCCCATTCCCATTTCCATTGCCATTCTGGTTGTTTCCATTTGTCGGTACGTCTATTCCAGTTTCTTCAGGTTCTTTTCCACCACCAGAAAATCTAGCGGTCATCTTCAAACCCTTGGGAATGGGTTTGCACTTCTCATCAGTATAACAGTAATAGTATCCCTGCTTACACTTTTTCATTAATAAAAAAGTAAATTACTCTTTATTATTTAGAAAACCTTGCTTTAGCATTTTCTGAAGTTCTGAAGTAGAACCTACAAAAACTGCATTATTAGTAACATTATTTGTAGTCTTCTTAGAATCATCCTCAACATCTTTAAGTTTCTTCTGAAGATCAATTAACTTATCAGTAGTATCGGCAACACTCTTAATTAACTGTCCTGCGACCTCATATGCCCTTGGACTACCTCCTTCACCCGCAACCTCCATAATGCCATTGATTGCCTCCTGACCCTTCTCTATAAGGGAATAGAGGTTCGCACGACTATATTCATAATCCTTCTCAATATCTACATCTTTTGACTTAACAACCTCTGGTTTGGGGGTTGGTTTCGATTCAACAATTTCACTTGTCGTGTTGAGTGCTTCATCGATAGGATCATAATTATTACTCATGATAATCAAATATCCTCTTGTCTAGTAGGACTATAATCTTTAGCATCTCCTAAAAATTCCCAACTTTCAGTAAATCCAAAATCATCACCTGGTTCTGCAGTTATTGGGTTTGGAACTGCGGTATATCTCATTTCACGTTTTGCGGTTTGAGTATTTGTATCTGCGTACATATCAACTTGTACCTTACGAATGAGACCATCCGTGCTTTCTGCGATTGGACCAAACAGATATGTTTTTGCGGTAAATCTCAATGTGTAGATAAGTGCTCTTCTTGTTTGAAATGAACCTTCATAATCATCCTGGAAATCAATACTGTCAAGTACGATTGGAATATCTCTCTTTTCTCCAATAGAACTAGCAAGATCAACTGTTAGATTAAATGATGGTTGAAAAAATGGAAGTATCTGCTCAATAATCTGAAGTGCATCATCATTTAATTTTGAAAAAATATTGAGTTCAAATCCAATATTGTATGGTACTGGCATGAAAACTTTTTTTGTGTTTCCAGAAGTATCATTAACCTTAAATGTTTGTGTTACACCAGTTTTTCTTGTAGGATCATACTGTATAGAAGTCATTTCAAATGACATTCTAGGGAGAGTAATCGCAATTGATTTTGATAACTGTTCTTGTTCTTGAATTTTTGCTAAGAACTTCTGCATTGGTCCATAAGAAAGACCAACTTTGGTTTCATCCAAAATGCTACCGTCACTTTTAGTGTGACGAATTGAAACATTATTGAATAAGGTGCCAAAACTAATAATAGTTTTTCTTATAATTTCGTGATAAAAATAAGTTCCTAACATTAATAACTACCAAAAGGATTTGATTCTGTGAAATCTAATATACTATCAGCTTCCAATTCAATTTCTTCATTGACATCATATGGGTTGTCATAACTTTCATCATCATAGTTTTGAACAACATATCTAGCAGATGAAATTGATCCGACGATTATTTCGCCAGTAGAAAACTTACCAGTATTTAGTGATACTCTAAGATTGGTTATAGGAGCAACACCTGGAGTTACTGAAACTACTGTTCTAAAGTCTCTAACTCTTCCTGTTACTCCTGAAGACTCACCAGTTACTAACTCATTGTAAACAAATGTACCAACACCAACTGTAGAGAATCCTGCAATATTGATAGTTGGTGCTTCTGTATATCCAGCACCAGGTCTGATTAAATTAATTGCATCAAGTT